CCGGATCTTCGATGGCGACAATCGCGGCCGAGATGGCGTTGAACTGCTCGGAAGCCGACATGCCCTGCAGTTCTGCAAGGTTCAGCCCGAGCGAACTAAATGCAGCCAGTGCCGACTTGGTTCCGTTTGCTGCGGCAGCCATCGTCAGCTGCATCTTGGTCAGCATCGACGACATTGACGACACGCTGACGCCAACCTCGTCGGCCACGGCCGAGAGCGTCTGAAACATGCCGACAGACAGCCCGAGTCGCTCAGCCGACTTGCCAGCGTCGTCGAGGTTGCTGGCCGCGTCTGCGATTGCCTTGAAGGGCGCGACGACAGCGGCAATGATTCCGAGCGGAAGCAGAAGCGTCTTGAACGCAGCGCCGAGAACCCTGACGCCGATGGCCGCAGCACCGGCAGACTTGCCCATGCCGAGCAAGGTGGCCCCAAGGCTGCCGAACAAGCCAGACAGGTCCGTGAAGAAGATTCCGGACTCGCTGGCCGAATCGTTCAACGCTGCGAACGTGCCAGTTGAGTCAGACGCAGCCTGACGAAACCCGGCCAACTGCTTGCCGGCGGACGCGAGGCCGGCCGCCAGCCCGCCAGTGCTGGCCGTGATGCTGACGTTGACGCGACCGAAGTTGTTGGCCATGGCTCACCGCGGGATCGCGTTCAGGATGTTCAGGATCTGCTCTGGCGTTTGTGCCCTCTTCGGCACCGGCATCATGTCTTCGGGCTTCTTGTGCGGGCTGTTCTTCTTGCGATTGGCGTTGTATCTCTGGGCGATCTGCACCGCGTCTCTCAGCCACTCGTCGCCCCACGGCTCGAGCAGGTAGTAGCCCATCCAGCCGTAGAGCTGATCGACGGGCATGACTTCCGCCAGCCCGCCTGGCCCTTCGACGTTCCAGTGTCCTAGCTTCAGGGCCAGCCGGTACAGGAACGCCAGCACCGGCGACCGCTCTATTTTCCCGCCGCCTCCTCCACTGCGTTGGCACCGATGCCGTTGAGCTTGAACCCGGCATCGACGATGGCCTGGACGATGTCCGTGTCGAGCTCGCCAATCCACTCCGAGTCGGAGTCGTCGAACATTCTGGTCCCGTCTTCGTTCACGCATACCAGCGTGACGAATCGAGCACGGACGTTCTCAAGGTTGACGCTGCCGCCCACCTTGCCGCCCGTCACCATTTGCTCGAAGCGGTCCCGGTCCTTGGCCGAGAACTTGGCGACGTGGACCGTCCCGAGCTCAGGCACGTCGACAGGCACACGCTGGCGAACGCCACGCTTGGCCTTGATCTGGTCACGAGTAACAGCCACAGTCCGCGCCTCCTGTTGCTACTACAGCGTGCCGCTCAGCTTGATGGTGAGCGTGCCGCTGTTCATGTCTTCCATCTGCGCCCCGGCCTCAAAGCCCGTGGCGTAGCCAAACGCACTCCACAGCGTCGTGGTCGTGCCGCCGCTCGCCCAGTACACGTTGACCACCTGATTGGTGGCGACGTTGGCCAGGTCGGCGGTCGGCTTGATCGCCGGGTCGAAAAGCACTTCGACAGACAGCTCACCGGGGTCGTAGATGGCCGAGCCGATGAACTCCTTGGCGGTGCTCTGCATGTGCGTGGCGTCAGCCACCGCACGCGAGATCCCGCCGTGGTTCACGCCCGTGATCTTGTAGCCCGTGGCTGTGTGCAGGGCCGTGCCGAATCCCACAAACGTGCCCTGCCCGATGTCGATTGCCATGGTGGCTCCTACGTCTCTGTGAAGGTGATTTCTACTGACAAATCCGTGCGGTAGATCGGCAGCTGCTCGCCACCGGCCGGCGGCTCCGTGGTGTCGTCGTCGGTCTTGACGACGGCCAGCCGGATAGCCGCAGACTGCCTGTATTGTAAGACGCTGCGAATCGCTCTAGAGAGGTTTCGCACGTCCATCAGCGACGTTCCCAGGCACGAAATGGTGAACGTCACGCGGGTGATCCCAGACATGCCACGCATGTGCATGAACGGGCCGCGGCTGTTCTGATCTTGGGCGTACACCACGCACGGCAGCGCGGTGCCCTGCGGTGCCTGCGTCGAGAAAATCCGTGAGCCCACGAGCGATGCAATCGTGGCATCGGCAGCCAGCTCCTGGCGGAGCACCTCGTCGATGTAGGTGACTGCGGGCACTACTTCTTCCCGTACTTTCTGCGGATCAGCCGCCGCTCTTCCTCGGCAATCGCCTTGCCAAGATTGCTTTCGAGCTTGCCGACGAGCTCCTGCTTCAGCCTTGGCAGGTTGGCGTCGGCCCACTGGCGGAACTTGCCGTTGCCGCGGAACCCGCGGACGCTCTGCAGGAAGATGGTACCGCCATCCTCGCCGCCGATACGGGCCACCTTGTCCTTGAGGTAGTCGTACTTGCGGGCGTACCGCAGCGGCAGTTTCAGGGCTCGGCCGCCTTTTGGGTAGCGGTCGTTAACGCCTTCCTCAATCCAGGCGGCGTGGAACCCGAGCTCGCGATTGTTGCCGCTGGTGCCGCGGCGATAGCCGACGATGCCGACGGCCGTGGTCGTCTTCTTCCGCTCGAGCTTCAGCCCAACAGACCGCCGCAGGTTGCCGGTCGGTCCCTTCGGCGTCAGTGCCTTCACCTCTGGCACAGCACCTTTGACGACCTCGCGAACGCTGCTGCCCAGGTACTTCCGCTGCACGGACTTCGACAGCCGGGAGAACCCCTGCAGGATCTCCTCGACGCCCTCGACGGTCATGGCGGCTGTAGCCATCAGTCCACAACCTCCGTCACCATCAACTCGTGTTCCTCGCGGCGGCCACGCTCGACCACCGACATGACTTCAAACGTGCGGCCCTCGGACATCAACCGCATCTTGGGCTTGAGCCCGGCGGTGTACCGCAGCCGAACGCGATGCGTGACGCTGCCCTCCTGGGCCATGGCCGTCATCTGCTCGTTGCCGCTGAGCGGCAGAATGGCGATCCACCGCGTTGCAAAGTCGCTCCACGTCAGAATCGGCTCACCGATTGCGTTTGCAGACTCGGTTGGCGTCTGAATGACAGACAGCCTGTCCATGATGCCAGAGCGAAGCATGTTTCAGGTGCCGTACAGGAAGACGGTGTAGGTCGCAGTGCCGGCGGACCACGTAAGGCCAGTCGTTCTGGCTATCGTCAGCGAGTCGCCGGCTCCCGCTGAAATGCCGCCGACGGCGATCTCTCCAGTGCGACTGCGTAAACGACACGTCGTGCTCACGTCGGTTAAGTGGGAGTCCTTTGTGCTCTGGTATGCAACTCTTTCAACCGCATTGAACGAGACGATTTGCCCAGCTGCATCGACATAACCGGGCACAGGCGACACCGATACTGTGGTGCCTGCGGTCGTCATCGTTCCCGTGACGATTGCAACCTTGCCGCTTGTGTACGAGTCTGATTGAGCCAAGGCTATACGTTGTGCAGTCTGCACCGACGACGCGGTGTGCAGGTCGGTAAACCCGATGTCGATCGCGATGCGGCCTTCAATGCTCATGCGTACTGCTTCCACTTAAGGGGTGCGAGCAGGGCGTGCACGCCCATGGGCACGTCCTGGCCGGCGGAGCCCACGGCCTCGCGGTTGGCGTACCAGTGCCCCACGAGCAGCTTGATGGCGTGCATCGCGGGCGTCGGAACGTTGGCCGCACCGCCGTAGCCAGCCAGGTAGGTGATCTGCACGCTCTTGTCGTCCAGCCGCACGCTGGGCCAGTCCTGCAGGTAGAGCGGATAGATCAGGGCAGGAACGTGGTCGCGGTCTAGGCGGAAGTCCTGGCTTCCAGACTGCGACCACGTGATTGTCTGCGTGGTTCCAGACTGATCGACATAGGAGATAGTCACCGTGGCGCTCGCGGCAGTCGCATTGAGACGCACCGGCGGGCGCGGAAGCTCGGTGCGAAGTGCGGGAAAGTCATCGAACGCCACGGTGTACGTTTTGTCGGCGAAAGTGCGGTCGCAAAAGTCCTCGCACCACGTCACAGCCGAGTCGATCAGCGTGCCGATATAGGCATCGTCATCGGTGAAGTCCACGATGCGAAGGTGTTCCTTCGCCTCGCTGACGCTCACCGGACGGTCATTGGCTCCGCTCGCAGTCGCAACCGTCAGGCTGCGGTAGCGGCCGGCAGTGGACGGCAGTTCCCAGTTACGCACGCTTCCGCCTCCGTGCCTTGACGATGGGCGGCTCTGTTCGCTCCAGCCCATCGGGCTCGGGAGCCGTGGCGAACTCGAGCACCGGCTCAGGCACCACGCGAACGGCGTACCGCTGCAGCTCCAGCGTGCGGGCCAGGCCGCCGGTCACGGGCACGATCTGCCCCGTGCGGTAGCGTCCATAAGACCGCAGCATGCGTACCTGCACCGTCGGAATGGTGGTCATCGCCATACGTTGTCCGGGGGTCGCCCGCCTCTGTCCCAAAAGTCACCGGGGTGCTGCAAAGCCGCCTTCATGTTCTGGTCTGGCCACTTGATCCACACCTCGGCATGCCCCAAGCACACACGCGGGCACACGCCAATCTTCAGCCCGGCCTTCTGCGCCTGCAGCCAATAGTGGATGTCGTCATCGCATCGCCCTTCCTCCCACCGGCCGGCCTCGTTGGGCGTGCCCAAGAACCACGGATGCGGCATCTTCTTCAGGGCATCTGCTCTCAGTAGAGTCAGCCCGAAGTGCGCGGTGTTGGCTTGTATGACGTTGTGGTAGATGAAGTGGTCGCGGCTCACCTCAGCCACCCGCTCGCCCCCATCGCTGACCATCGTGAACAGCGGCTCGTCGGTACGCCGCTTCATCTGCACAGCAGCCACGAAGTCGTGGCCGCTGGCCACGGTGTACGTCAGCAGACGCGGCACGGCGTCGGCTTCGAAGATGGAGTCGTAGTCGAGCGTCAGGATCCACAACGGCGGCTTGCTGGGGTCCGTGTCGAGCTCGATGATGTCCGTGAGA